AGACTTCAGAAGGAAGTCCCGCCCGGCCAGGTCGCTCGTCGGGGGATAGCCCTTCTTGGCCCGTGGCTTCTTGGCCATGGACTCGGGAGGGACCCTGTTCTTCCAGGAGAGCTTGGTGGGCGACCCACCCCCGGGCGCGTTCCGGTTCCTCCCGAAGTAGGTGAGCCTGCGCTCCCCCTCGCCGACCATGGGGTTCTCGACCCCGTACACGCCCACGCCTCCACGGGCCCTGTTGACGATGAAGGTCTTCCAGGGGAAAGCCCCGTCGAGATAGCCGATGCGGATCTGAACGACCAGGCCCGCCATGAGGGTCTCGACCTGCGTGAACTGCCCGTCCCAGTTGTCTAGGACCCACTCGATGTGATCGAACTCCCGGGTCCGGTCTGTGTAGATCAAGGACAGGGTCCGATCCCGGAGCAAGCTCGGGTCGAGCTCCCCTCCCGGCACGGAGATGTGAAGCTGCCGGTTCCAGGTATCGAAGTCAGTGACCGGCATCCGGGTGTCTCTCTACCTATATCTCCCTACAACTGGGGATACTCCGCCAGGGAGTCTCCCAGGCCCACGGTTTCGATGTAGTCGATGGGGGGAATCAGCACCGTCCTTCCGGCAGGGATAGGCTCCAGCGGGTCCAGGATGGGGAAGGGCTGGAACTGTTGGATGGCCAGCGCCCGGGATACCGGGTCCCGATAGAACCGGCGGTAGTACCGGGAAGCCAAGTGGTAGACCGTGTCCGACCCGCTGGAGACGTGCTGCACGACGCCCGGGATATCGAGATAGGGCAGTCTCTCGGGGAGCGTCAGGTGGAGCACCCCCGTGGCTTCCTTCAGGTACGCGCGGCCATGCCGGGCGAAGCCGGGGAGGATCACGCCCAGGGAGGTCACTTCGAGGGAATCCAGGGGGGTTGCCATCTACCGTTATTCCTCGTTGATGTGCACGCCCCCGGGCAGATCACTCACGGGCATGTCATGGTCCCCCACGTCGCCCACCGTCGTGTTGTACAGGCTGTCCCCCAGCATGCCCCTTCCCTCATTGAACCGGTGATCCTGCCAGGTCTTGAAGTCCTTCCGGATCTCGACGAGGTTCACCTGAACGGAGGCCACGACCGTCCGCAGGTCCACGTTGAAGCGGGACCTGTTCGTGCTCCAATCCAGGACGATGACGTTCTTGGTCCGCGTGCGAGGCCAGAGGAGTCGCAGGATAGGCGGGGCCTTTCCTAGCGAACGGGGGAACACGCATCCCTCGAGCCAGGAGATGGCATCCTCGATGAACAGGTTTCCCATCTTGTGGAAGGCATAGAGGTACTGTGAGAAATAGATTTCCACCGAGAACCGCTCTGCCCGCGTGTACCCGGATTGGATGATAGGCGAGCTCCATCCCACGGGCTGCAGCTCGCCGATCACTTGACCGCCCGTGCCCTGGAGAACCGTCGGGTTGCACAGGCACTCCAGCTTGTTCGACGGGAGATCCACGTCGATGAACTGCACTCGCGCCAGCGCTCGGGTCGGATCGTACTGGAACTTGCCGTTCGGATCGGCCACGAGCTACTCCTGCGTCTGGGATCCCGCTATGGGGTCCCCTTCCTTGATGTTCGTGACCCGGACCTCGGGGTTCTGCACCCACTTCGCCAGAAGAGGGATAAGCTGGCTCAGGACAGGGGCCAGGGCAGTCCCGAGGGCTGCACCTCCGACGGCAGCCAAGGCCTTGGGACGTCCTCCTCCAATAGCTTGAATGGCCTCCCAAGAGGATCCCTCTTGTGGAAGGTAGGCCTCAGATCCGGGTTCTCCTCGCAATCTACCGGCCAGCCCGATAGCCTCGGCCAGGACTGCCGGCATATCCGGGATAATCCCGCCGATCCGGCCCAGCCACTGCGACGAGATTGGCCGGGCTCCAGTCATGGGAGACTTCCCGCCCCGCACACCAAGGAGCCCCTCTGCGTATAGCAACCCTTCTGGGCCGGATTGCGCCCAGGGCGTCGCGTACTTTCCGCCGAAGCCCCTGTACCCTTCACGGGTTATACCCAGTCCAGGCTCCCGTTGTGCGATATCCACGCCCGCGATGTAGGCCATGCCCATCTGCCGCAGGATCGTTTCTCGCTGCTCGGGAGTGAGCGGCCTACCCGCGCGATGGGCCTCGGCCAGGGTGCCTCGCACGGCCTCCATCGCGCCGACGCCCCCGGTAAGCTGCTGGAGGTTGGCCATGGCCTCGCCGAAGCCGCCGTACTTGCCCGTGGCGACCATGCGAGCGATTCGTGCTCCGGCTGCCCCCTTGGCCCGGGTCATCTGCCGGTAGTACCGCTGCTCGTACTTGGCCTCCGGGGTCGGGGGCTCGTACCCGAACAAGCCCTTCCACTTGTTGAGCACGTTATCCATTTCCTTGGTGCCCATCTGGAGATATCCGTAGGCGTCCTTGAAATGGCTCACGAGGTCTCGGCCCATGGCCTTGAAGCCTTCCCAGATATCGCGTGCCGTCTCCTTCTGCCGCTCGTAGAGTTCCGTCTGGATCCGGGCTATCCCTTCCGCGAGGGCCTTCCGTCCCTTGTCGCCGAAAGTTGCTTCCGCCGTATATTTCTCCACGTAATACTGCGGCGTGTAGATCAGCTTCCCGGCAGCCAAGGATCTGGCACGCACGTCTGCCAAGGCCTTGGCTCGTCGCTCCTCGTCGTAGGCAGACATCTTGCCCGTCATGCGCATCAGGACTTCTGCCGCAGCGCCGACGATGAATACGGGAATGATTGCCTTTCCGGCCGCGAGGGCTGCAGATCCAAGCCCCTGCATGGCACCTTGTGCCTGGGACAGCATGGCCCCGATGCTCCCTTGAGGCGGCGGGGCCACCTGCCAAGGAGTCTGCGTCAGCCTCCTTCCAAGCTGTAGCGGAGCCATGCCCGCGATGGGAGGTGCCATGGGGGGTGGAACCATAGGAGCCATAGGCCCTGGAGACCACGCGGCTGGTATTGGATACCTGGATAGGACGGCGGCTTCCCTCTGCGCCTCGAGAGCTGCCATCTGTTGCTGCCTGGAGGCCTGCCACAGGGAAGCACGGCCTGCAGCTTCTTGGCGTGCCGCTTGCGAGACTGGAATGCTCCAACCGGCTGCACGGGCTTGTCCTGCCAGGAGAGCCTGGACATTGACGGGGAAGCCTTGCGGGATTCCTCCCCTTGCTCCTTGCGAGGCGGCGGATCGAGAAGCCGAAGCCCCCATAGCAGCCGCTGCGGCCAGAGCTGCCGGAGACGTGGCCGCAGCGAGCCCCCCGGCTGCGGCAGCGGAAGCACCCGCAGCGGCTGCGACGGCAGCTCCAGTCCCGCCTGCGGCTGCGCTGGCCCCGGCGCCCCCGGCTCCAGCGGCCCCGGCGAAGAGACTCCACTCCCGGATGTTCGCGGTGACGTTGGCCGCGATCCGGCCCACGCCCCAGAGTGCGGCCTTCAAGGCCCAGGCGGCGGCCGAGACGGTGCCTATGACCAGGGCCCACTTGATCATGGTGCCGTAGATAGGATGCTCGACGAGAGCCGTGAGCGCGCTCACGATGGGAGAGAGGGTCCTGGCCAGCTTGTCCAGCATGGGGAGGAGCTTGTTCCCCAGGGCTACGGCCAGGGTGTAGAAGTTCTCTCGAAGCACTTCGACCTGGGCGCCGGCGGTCTGTAGGTACTCCTCCTGGGCCTGCTTGATCGATCCGCCCGACTCGCGCAAGGTCTCGTTCAGGAACTGGTAGGCCTGGACGCCCTTGCGGACCTTGCCCTCGTTGTCCACGATGCCCTTGGACAGAGAACCGAGCATGGCCAGGACAGGCTTCGCGGCGGCCGTGCCCATGGATTCCCGGATGACGTTCCGGACCAGGACCGGGCTCTCCTCGTACCTGTTGGCCATCTCGAGCATGATCAGGCTCATGTCTCGCACGCGGCCCGTGACGTCCGTGACCTCGATCCCGAGCTGGCCCAGGCCCGCCCGCGTCTTGGGCGAGCCCAGCTCCGTAGCCAGCCGGATTATCTCCGTGGCTGCCCGCTCCGAGGAGGGCATGGTCCGTCGAGCCAGGAGCATGGACTTGAGCATCGCGTCGAAGGACTGGCCTCCGGCCGTGGCTGCCATGCCTAGCTTGCCCATGATCTTGGACAGGTCCTGGATCTGGATGCCCATGCCTCGAGCTCCGGCATAGACCTTGTCGGCGGCAATCTCCGCCGCGTCCCCGGTCATGCCGAAGCCCTTGATGATGTCACCCATCATTATGGCCGCGCCCTCCGGGGTAACCTTCCCGAAGCTGGCCATGGCCAGGCCCAGCGTGGCATGCAGGTTCTTGATGGCAGCTTCCGAGGAGCCCGTGGCCTGCCGCAGCCGGAGCATGGACTCCAGGGTTTCCTTGGGCCCGTAAGGCGTCACACGGGCGGCTTCCTTGGCCGCCTTGTAGAACTTCTCCATCCCCTCTGTGTTCTCCCGGACGAGGGTCTGCAACCGGCGCATGACCATCTGGACGTCCATGGCCGGCTTGACGAGGGCGGTCAGGCCCCGAGCCACGTACCGGGCGGCCATGACGGCGGTGAAGGCACCGGCGAGCTGCCGCAGACTGCTGTTGAGGTGAGTCGCTGCCTGCCCCGCTTGCTGCGCCGCGCCGCTGAAGCTCATGAGCTGCCGGCTGGCGTCGTCCCGGGCGACAAGGCGAATGCTGGCAGTCCAGAGGTTCAGGGCCATGATGGATCAGTCTATCACGGCAGTCTCCGAGGAGACACACTTGCCATAGGCATTTCCATGTCCTCGCCGGCCATGGGAGTCACAGGGGGCTCTCGACCCTTCTTGTCCCGGGTCGCGCGCTGGCGCTGGATGGCCAGCTCGTTCATCTCCTCGATCAGCCAGAGGGGCAGCTTGCGGATCTCCGAGTACCCCCCGAAGTCCACGTAGCCGCCCATCGGCTCCCGCCACATCAGGTCCAGAACTGTCCCAGCGTAGTCGGTGGGGTGGATCCGGTGCCCGAGGAGTAGCTCTGCCGCGACCGTAGCCTCTTCTCGGGATCCACACCGAAGAAGGCCATGTCCAAAGGGAGCACCGTGGTCTGCTTCCTCGTGCAGTGGACGCACTCGAAATCCATGGAGGTGTCCACCCCACCGAAAAGCCGGTCCACGTCCTGGTCGAGCTGCTGCTGGAACGACCACGGGGCCGTCTTCCAGAACTGGAGCAGCGGGTGCATCCCCGTGATCGTGCGCGACCCGACCTGCAAGCTCTCGATGTGCACGCAGGTCTGGATGGCAATGGCCCTCGAGGGCTCCGCCCCCTGCTGCTTGGCCATCTGGATGGAGTCCGCTCCCAGGATATCCCGCAGGATCACGGTGATGATATCTCCTTCACCCTTGCCCTCACCCTTGCCCTTGCTCTCTCCCGTGGTCTCCTTGGTCTTCTCCTTGGCCTTGCCCTTGGCGCGGCCGGAGCCCCTGGGAGGCCCCTGGGACAGGTCGTCCAGCACGTACTGCCGGGCGATGCCCTTGCCCGTCTTGAGGGCCTCCAGGGCTTCCTGGGAGTAGGGGATGATGGTGAAGTCCCGGAGGTCCACGTCCTTCACGCCCGCGCCCTTGCCACAGAAGCGGCAGCTCGGCTCCAGCTCCAGGGTGGTCGGGGGCGTGGCCGCCCGGACCGCGATGTTGGCCAGGGTGATGTCGCTGTGGGAGACCTTGTTCAGGTCCACCTGCTCTCCCACGGGCAGGGTGAGGTAGGGCCCCGGGTCGAGGACCTTGCCGGCCACGAGCCGGAGCATGAGCAGGGGCAACGGAGGGGAATCCTCGCTGGTGGAACCCAGCAGATCCTCGATGTCCCCGAGGTTCCAGGGACGCGCCTCGAAGACGAGACCGGTCAGACACTTGATGGGAAACATGAGTGAGCTCCTTGAACGTTGTCAGGGACCCGGGAGGTCCCCTGTGTCAAGCTCTGTGTCGAGGACTTGTGATTCTAGGACTGCCTCTCGAAGTACCAGTAGGTGATGGTCATGGACTCGATGGTGACCTCGTCGGAGCCGAAGTTCCAGTCCCCCGGGGTGTAGGCCACGGGGAAGGCCGACCGGAGGACCCACGAGTTGACGTAGGCCCCGGTCCGGTCCATCTCGTACAGGACGATGTCCTGGGCTAGGTCCTTGTGCTCCAGGCCGGACCCGATGGGCAGCTTCGCGGCCATGTTCACGTTCTGGAGGATCCAGTTGTGCATGGCGTAGTCCACGCCCACGCCCCGGGTGAACGAGACGTCCGCGAAGGTAGCCTTCATCGGCTCCTTCATCGGCGCCATGGCCCCGCCCTCGCCGTAGCTCGCGGCGGCGACGGTCATGCTCAGGCCGCTGAAGGTCTGGAATGCCATCCAGCCCCCGAAGTGGCTGGGCATCTGCACCTGGAACCGGTAGGCCGACCGGAACTTTCGGTTTCTCGCCTGTGCGCCCATCTTGATCTGCTCCTTGGTGCTCGTCTCCTACCTGGGCTCCCTTGCTGCCTTCACTCCCTGGCTCAGGTGGTGCTGCCCTGGCCGGTCAGGGCGGCCTGGATATACTGCTGCAGCTTCCGGTCGTCCTTGTAGATGGTCAGCTCGCCGAACCGGCCGGCCTCGGACAGGGCCAGGCCGACCAGGACCTTGTAGGTCTCGGCCGCCTGCACCTGCGGGTTGTTGATGCTCTCGCCCTCGGGGTCCGTGTCCACCTGGAACGCCTCGGAGGCGTCCTCGGAAGCGAACACGTCCGTGCCGACCCACTGGAGCAGCTCGCCCTCGATGCGGAGCTTGAGCTCCCGGCGGAAGCGCTCGCTCATGCTCTGCGTGCGGACGGCGTTCATGTAGATCTTGCAGAGCTTGATCACGTAGGCGACGAACCGGATCTGGCCCACGCTTTTCCAGTTGCCCGTCGCCTTCCCGGACATCACGTCGTCCATCCAGACGCTGAAGCCGCCGGTCTCCGGATTCGTGTCCGCGACGATCGGGTTCACCCGGTAGTCCGTGAGGTAGTCCCGCACGGCGGGCGCATTCACGGAGGTATCCTCCACGCCCGTGGCGATGTTCAGGGCCCCGAAGTTGTGGTTGCCGGGCTGCTTGCCCATCTTCTCCCGGTACAGCTCGGAGTTCTTGACGTAGCGCCCGACGACCGCGCCGGACGGCGCGACGGTGATCGTGTCCCCCTGGCCGTACACGGTCTTGTCCGGGTTGGCCATCTTGATCCAGGGCCAGTACAGGGACGTCCTGGACTCCGAGGCCGTGAGGGAACCCGCGTGCGCACACACGCCCTGGTAGTCCAGGCTCGCGGGCGGGTCGGGCACGAACACCACGGTGCCCTGCTTGTCGTCCGAGCACCAGAGGGTGGCGGCGTTCTGGAACGCGGCCGAGGTCTCGTCCGGGCAGATCAGGAGGTCCCCGTCGATCGTGTCGTCGAACAGATGCAGGCCCGTCCGGTAGGTCTCGGACCCGATGAAGTCGTTGTAGTCCAGGGCGGAGAGCCCGTCCTGCCCCCCGGTGAGCGCCTGCGCGGTCACGTTCGTGGGCCTGCGCTCGAGCTCCGTCCCTCCCGCGCTCAGGTCCGTGACCTCGATCAGCTTGGACCCGCCGCCCTTGATGTTCACCTGGGTCACCACGTAGTCGGGCGACGTGGCGAGCATCGTGCAGTTGGGATACCTCTTCTGGAACACCCCGGCCCGGTACTCCACGAGGTCGAACCGGGAGGGTACCCCGCTCGTCGCGGCCTCGATGGTGGTGGTGATGGTGTTCCCTCGGGACCCGTAATACTTCCCGTCGATCCGGATGGTGCTCTGGGAACCGGCGTTGAGCCCGGCGTGGAGGTCGTTGTCCAGCCCCAGGTCCGTGTCGGCCGTGGAGATGGCCTGGATCTGGATGCTTCCCGCAGCGCCGGCCACGTTGGTCCGTACGGTGAGGTAGCCCCCGGAGCTGCCCACGGTGATCCCGCCGATCCCCGCCTCGAGCCAGGTCTTCACCTCGGCGAGGGTCACGGAGAAGTGGTTCGCGCAGTTGCCCGACCCCGTCGAGGCGGACACGGGGAACTTGAGCTTGGAGTTCGCGTCGGCGCCGTAGGCGCCCGCGCCCTGCGCCACGCACTGGATGGAGGACCCCGTGCCCTTCTGAAGCGTGGTCACGCGGACCCTGCCCGTCGCGACCGTGGCCACGACGCCGGACACCTGGGCGTTGATCACGGCGGCCACCTCGGCTGCCGTCGCCACGGTGATGTCCACGAAGTCCCCGGAGACGAACGTGACGGTCTGGTTCGACCCGCCGTTCACCTTGAGGACGAGGCTGTCCCCGTTGGCCAGGGCATAGGTCTCGCTCTCGAAGGAGTCCATGGTCGCGGCCACGGCCGAGAAGGTGGCCGTGCCCGGGGCGCCTCCGTCCACGGCCGCACGGATGGTCTCCCCGTGATCGATAGAGAAGGGCGCGGCCACGGTGCCTGTGACGGTGCCGTAGGTGATCGTGCCCGTCGCGGTGGTGAAGTTCCGGGTGGCCTTGGCCGCCGAGGCCGGGTTGGCCCCGCTCATGTGCACGACGCGGCCGTACAGGAGCTTCTTCAGGCCCATGTCGAACAGGTTCTTCACCGCGATGGGAGCCTGTCGCCCGGAGATGAGCCCGCCGTACATCTCCTGGAACTGAGGGTAGCTCCGGATTTCCTGGCGGGTGAGCGGGCCCCACTCGGTGACCCCGAGCATGAGCAGGACGTCGATGTCGAGGAAGACGCTGCTGGGGATCGTGGAGGTCCCCGACTTCACGTCCACGCGGCTGCGACCGGTTGCCATCGGATCAGACTCCTTCGAGGGTTACTCCGCCGAGACCCGGGTGATCTCCGCCGGGAGGTCCGTGATCACGGCCAGACCGCGCTCCACGGCCGTCTTGACCTGGGGAAGCAGCCGGGCAGCCGCCGGGATCTCCGGAGAGGTCTCCCCGGGCTGGAGGCGCACCTGCTTCGGCTGATGAACCACGACCGGCTTGGCCTGCCCGGGCACCTGCTGGCGGACCACCGTGCAGGTACACTCCCCCGTGCGGGCGCACACCACGTCGTGCTCCAGGCAGAAGTCCAGCGGCAGGTGTTTGCTGGTGTTCGTGACGGTGATCTTCTTCATGGGGTGCTTCCCTCCAGGCTCCATGCTCATGCTAGAGCACCAGGGGCAGACGAGCAAGATTTCCCGCTGGTTCCCCGCAACCTCACGAGGTGAGCACGCTCCTCTCCAGCAGGTTGTCCCCCTCGATGTTTCCTAGGATCATGTAGGGAGTCATGGCCGGGTAGACCAGATCGTCCGGAGCGTCCCGGATCACGGGGATTCCCCGCACGCGGAGCTGGAGGCTCCAGGCCATGATCTTCGCGTTGCCCACCACGTTCCCCTGCGTCGGGTCCTCGGAGATCTGAAGCTCGTACTCGTTCGTCTCCCCCGGGTACAGGTCCGGGTCTCCCTCCACGACCAGGTACGGCCACTGCTCCACGCACTCCAGGAAGGCATCCAGCAGGTAGCTCGACTCCGTGATCCCTCCCACGTCGGAGCCCCCGGCGAGGATCGTGTCCAGGACCAGCATCCGGGTGACCTGGTTCCAGAAGAGCTGGCGGGGCAGCGTCGAGGATCGTTCCACGTCCTGGTTGTCCGGGAACCCGAACTCCCGGTCTCGAGGCCAGGACACCCTACGGAACACCACGCAGGGCACCGTGGCCAGAATGGTCGCCGTCGCCCCGGATTCCCCGTACTCCCCGCTCGTGGCCAGAGAGACAGGCACGACCAGCTCCCGCTCCAGCCGGGCGATCAGCGCCTTGAGCACCCGCAGTTGCACGGGTTCCTTGCGTGGAGCGCGGAGCCCCCACCTCTGGTAGGTGTAAGCCCCAGAGAGAGTGGCCCGCTCCAGGGGCTGAACAGGAGTCGCTCCATCCGCCTGGAGGTTGGTGACCACGACGGCAACAGGAGGATGGCTCGCCTCCCGGTAGGCCCCCGTGTAGGTGGGGACCTTCACCCGGATCCGCGTCGAGCTCTCCACCCGGATGATCGAACAGGCGATTCCCCCGAACGTCACGGACACCCGCACCGGCCACGCCACCAAGGGAACCGTCACGGTCCCGGTCTGCACCTGGAAGTTGGTCCCCGTGATCGTGACCCAGTTGTGCCCCGTGGCTGGGCCCACTGCGGGGGATATCTGTGTGATCGTCGGCTGCGCCATGGGATCCCGAAAGATCCTACCCCGTCGAGAGGAGAAGCGGAATCAAAAAAAGAGAGGCCCAGGGGTAGGCTGGGCCTCTCACAGGAGGGACCTCGACCGTGCAGGGTCAATGCAGAAGATCGAGGACGGGCAATGGCAAGGGAGATGGTAGCAGTCCGAGACGGGAAGTCAATCAGAAGAAGAGGAAGAGGGAAGCAGGAACGTGGCAACCCGTCTTCCCCCGTACTGCGAGGCGAAGCGGCCCAGGTGATCTCCCAGGTCCTGCGTGTACCTCTGGAAGAAACGCCCCACGTGCTCCGCCACCTCTCCCCAGACAGGAACCCTCGTGGGGGACAGCACGATGGGGCTCCCAGAAATCTCGATGTCGGGAAGGTGCCCTCGCTTGCCCTTGGGGTTCCCTCCCTCCCCCCGGCTCAAGGCCTGGAGGTAGCCCACCATCCGGTGCGTCCGGCGCAGGGACACGACCGGCGGCGGACTCTCCAGGAAGTTGGCAAGCATCTGAAGAGATTTCCCTCGCCAATCCCGCGCCGCGGGCTTGATCCGGATGGTGTAGACCCGGAGATGCTTGGACGGGATAGCGTCCATGGAGACTTGCACGTTTTGCGCGAATTGCTCGTAGCTCCGGTCAATCCACTGCGGGGCGGGATCCCAGGGCGGGTTCACGGCGCCCGGGGCCTTGCCCTGCCGCTTGGACTGCGCCGTGATCAGGTGGTCCCGCTGCTCGTACCGGCGATATCCCCGACGGACAGCGGCGCCGATCTTGCGGGCCATGTTGTAGGCGGCGCGGCTGTTCATCTCCGCGAGGGCCCCGCGACCCAGGTCCCGCGCACAGGCCACGAACTGGTCGATGACCCGCTGGAACTCGCGCTCCCCCTTCTCGGTGATGACCCCGTGGGCCATGATCGGTACCGGTCACGCGGCCAGGGGATATGCCGTGCGCTCCGTCGTGTAGACGATGTGCAGGTCATATCCGTCGGGGCCCATGCCCCAGGAAGCCGGGAGCACGGCGTAGATGAAGAGGGGTTTCTGCGGCGTGAGGATCACTCTCCCACGCTGCTCGAGTCGGGAGATCCTGTCCTCGGCTTTCAGCAGGCAGTTGCCCGTCGTCGAGCTGAGAAGGCTCAACCGGGACAGATCCTTCCGGTGCAGGACCAGCACGGTGGTCCCCACGGGATCGTTCCCCGTGAAGATCATCCGGAGCTCCTCGTAGGTCCGCATCTCCACCTGGCAAGGCACCCGAACGGCGGCCAGCTCCCGCCGCGGAGACGTGCGCACGCCGGCCTGATCGTAGCCCACGGGCTCCCGCAGGATGTCGTCGTACCCCGCCGTCGGTGCCCCAGGAGGATCCACGGCCCGGGTCGTGGCCAGGTCCAGCCGATGGATCACGGCGGTGACCGGGAACAGGAGAGGAACACGGATGGCCACGGGATTTCTCTTCTCTTCTCTTCTCTTCCCCTCTCTTACTTCTTGGGGATGTTGTGCCCGGCCGCTCGCGCCTTGGAGATCTGAATCGCCCGCTCCTGCGCTCGCGCCTTCTCATAGGTATCGTGCGTACCCAGCTTCTTCTTTCCCTTGCTGTCGTACAACACCCACTTCTTGCCTTCCTTGCGGATCACCTTCCCCACGGTCCCTGCACCAGCCGTCTCCGGGAACCCCACGGGGAATCCGGCAGCCTCACCGGTCTGGATCTGGACGGGGTCCACAGACACCCTCGCCATCTGGTCGAGCGGAGGACAAGGAAGCGCATCAGGGTCCAGGTTCGAGAACCCGAGCACCTGATCACAAGGGCTCTGGAAGTCTGGGAGTCTGGCCATCTGGTGATCTCCTCGATCTCCTACCCCCCAACCCCCCAACCCCCCTTTTCCTACAGGTCGGCGTGCTCCTTCCCCGAGTAGTCCGATGTCACGGGCTTGGCGAACCGCAGCAGGAGCCTGTCCAGGTACGGGTCTCCCGTCGGGGAATCCGGAGCGACGGTCATTCCCGATCCACTGCCGAGCTTGATGGACTGGTCCCGCGTCTTGTACTCCCGGATCGACCCGGGAGACCAGACGGTCGGGTTGCTCATCGTCGGGTCCTCGATGGACCGGGACACCAGCGTGGCCACCACGCGCTGGACCTCGGGGGGAATCTTCCCGAGAGGAACCCGCTCCCCTGATGCGTGCGGCTCGGGATCGGTAAAGCCCCAGACCCCGCTGATCTGGATGTTCTGCCGGCCCCAGGGCCACTGGAACGATCCCAGGATAGCCACCGGGTCTGTCCAGCCCGTGACCTCCAGCTTGGGGTTGTACCGGTCGTCCTCTCCAGGGATCTTGCCGTCGAGATGCCGGTTGTACACCCGGTAATACTGGTCGTCGTAGGCGAAGGTGACCTCCTCTCCGGAGGTATCCTTCCAGACGGCCTGCACCTGATCGGTGCACAGGATGGCCTCGGGAAGGAGCAGCACCGGGGTGTCCCGCCCGGCCACGTTGATCGTCAGGTACCGGGCGCCGAAGATCCTGCCCAGCTTCTCCTCGACGTCCCGGGACCACTGGTCGATGTACCGGTGCAGGGCCTGCCGAGTCGTCCCTGCCCCGATGAAGGACTCGTCGTACATCCTCCGCGTGGAGACTAGGCCATGGTACTGCGTCCCGGTGATCCACTCGACGGGGTCCAGGAGCTCGAACTCGAACACGGCCACGTGCGTCGGCCCGCCGACGGACATCACGAACCGGCAGGTGACCCGGTGCGTGCCCACGTTCCAGGAAGCCGTCGAGCCCGTCGGGATCACGTACCGCCCGGTCCCCAGCTTGTGCGTGCTCGCCACAAAGGAAGTGGAAGCGACCCGGTTGACCAGCGCGGAACCCCCACCGAGAACCTGGTCGATCTGAAACGTCCCCGAGACCAGGTCCTGCAGGTGCTCCATCCAGCGGCAGCACAGGTACAGATGGGGATTGGCGAGAGTGGACTGCTCTCCCTGGGCAAGACCGTACATGGCTGAAAGCTTACCTCATCCTCTTGGGGAGGGCTATCTTCTCCGGGGGGGAGTCCTCATCGGCCGGACCTCCACCTGGGATCGTCCTCGGTTCCCCGAGGGTCTCTCTGATTCCGACTCCAGATCTTTCCGGCGCATGAACGACTTCAGGTCCCGTTGCACGGCCATCAACCGGTTCGCGGCGATGGCGCCCCCGTTGTTGTAGAGCATCTCCAGGGCGCGGAACGCCCGTCGGGGATCGTGGAACACGATCTCGTGCTTGCCCTTCCCCACCCGTCGGGCATCCACGTAGGGTAGCCCACAGGCGGCGACGAACACGGCCACGTCCAGGTTCCAAGTCGTGACCTCGTCCCCGTCGTAGATGACCGTCGCCGTGTGATCCATTCAGGGGACCCGATTCAGTCGTCGACGTCCATCCGCCCACGAGACACGATGGGGTCTCCGGACTCCTCGTCCGTGTCCTCGACCAGCGCCTGCCGGCGAGCCCGCGATGTTCCGCGCCCCTTGCTCGCCTCGGCCCGCTGGATGTCCTCCATCACGTCCGGCGCGGTCCCGTTCATGACCCTGGCAGACAGGTCCTCGGGATTGTTCCTTCCCCGAGGGGGTTCAACTCCAGCCTCACCGGAGTCCTCCAGGGTGGCTGCGGGTGGGGGTGGGGGCTCCTGGAGGAGGGCTTGCCTCCGGGCGCGGGCGGCCGGCGACGTGTCCACGCTGGGTCCTTGGAGGTGCGCCTCCGCGCCGCGAAGCAGGGATGGGGCCTCGCGGACGGCGGGCCCGGTGTCACCGCCCTTCATGCCCGGCAAGCGGGAGGCCTTGGCGGCCGTGGACATCCGGACGAGCGCCGGGTCTTGCCCGGCCAGCACGCGCTCCCGGGCCCGCTGCTCCGCCTCGTCGATGGCCTGGCGCTCGGTCGGCGTGACCACGTCGAAGAGGGCCGGCGCTCGCGGGTTGTCCCCGGACTGGCGGTGCGAGAGCACGGCGATGCCCACGCTGCGCGGGACCTCGATCCACTCGGGGATGTCCCCGGGCAGTCCGGTTCCGCCCTGGATAGGCCGGGGCAGGCTCGTCACGCTCTCGACCTGGACGAATTGGCCCGCGTCTGCGTCCCACCGGGGCCGCTTGGTGGCCCTGGGGCGGGTGATCTCCGGGACGGACGCCCGCTGCACGAGCTGACCGGCGGCCGGGTCGTAGGGCTTCAGCCGGACGAACACCGTCTCGCACCCGGCGAAGAGTTCCTCGGCGGTGCCGGACGCGAACGGCTGGGATGTCCCCTCGAACTGCTCGAGCAGCTCCAGCGCACGCATCCGATCCCCCTTGGCGATGGCCAGGCGGATCTGATCGATGACAGAAGAAGGAGGGGAATGGGACTGGTTCTGGGACATGGGAGCCTCCGTTGAACGTTGTCAGGGGTCCGTGACCCCGCGGGAGAGGCTGTCGTGGAGGTCGATCAGATGTAGTAGAACGAGAGCTCCACGTTGGTGAACCCGGACAGGTCCGCGCCGTTCGCGAACTCGACGCCCGTGGCCGGGTTGATGACCATGAGCCGGTCGTTGGCGCGGTCCCAGTGCAGGAGCGCCCAGGTTCCGCCGGCGGCGTTCTCCACGATCTTGTCCGGGATCTCGATGACCGTGACCCCGGTGAACGCGGAGATGCCCTGGATCGTGCCCCCGGCCGTGTTGGCGAAGGAGGCGTACCCTCCCGCGTTGGCCGGGTAGCTGTTGTCCAGGTCGAAGTCCAGCCGGCCCATGCTCTGGACCTTGAGGGGCGCCCGCAGGCCCTGGGTCCCGGTGGCGGCAGCGTTCGTGATGGCCATGTTCTCACTCCTCCCAAGGGTTCCCCACGGGGAACCCCATCGGGTTCAAAGGCACTGGTTCCCCCCTACCAGGGTCCCATTTCCCAGGGTTACCCCTGGGCCAGGGATTACCCGTTGACCTGCGTGGTCTGGACCACCATCGGCTCGTGCTCGTACTGCTGGGCGTAGGTGATGGTCATGACCACGGTCCACACGTCCTCCCGGATGGCGTACTCCGAGCGGACGACGAGGTTCTCCTCGACGGCGTAGATCATGTTCTTCGGGTCGAGGTACAGGACCACCGTCTCGTTGAGCCCGCCGCCCAGGTTGCCCGGCATCAGGGGGACCTTGACCACCGGGACGTCGTCGTACATCAGGGGCCGCTTGTCCACCACGTGGGAGTCGCCCAGGCCACCGATGCGGAGCCCGAGCTCGCGCCGGTAGGCGGCGTGGGCGTTCCGGTTCGTGAGGAACACGGCCCGCTCCTCGACGTCCTCGAACGCCAGGGGCATGGTCAGGATCGTGGTGTCCAGCACGTCGCCGGACAGGTCCACGTTGCCAGCCGGGAACACGTTCGTGGTGGCCAGCGCCCGCATGCCGTTGGCCTGCCGGAGCCACGGGGTGGCGCCGGTGACCGTGTTGCCGTTGAGCAGCTTGTCGCCGATGTCCCGCTTCACGTGCAGAGCCAGGTAGGCGAGCATCGTGTTCTTGAACGCGGGGCCCTCGACCTGTCGGCGGAGCACCTCCTCGGGGAAGTCCACCTGGCACTTGCCCTTGAAGGTGGTCAGGATGACCTGGCCGAACCCGGGTCGCACGCGCTGCGCGATCGTGAGGGCCTGCGACTCGACGGCGGGGTGCATCACGTTCCCGCCGAAGGTGGTCATCTTGGGGATCTCCCGCTGGTTCCTCCCGATGGTCATGGTCCGGACCAGCGGGAGGAGCGTGTCCTTCACGATCATGATGACGAGGAAGCGGTTGACCTGCTCCCGGACCTCGGCTCCACCGGCGGCAAGGTCGGCCACGGCCATGTCGGCCTTGGCGACCACGGCCTGGATCAGCTCTCGGTTCTCCTTCATGGTGCGTCCCTCTCCGTCAGCTCGTTGGTGAGAGCCCCGTGGCTACAGGGCCGGCACGTCCTTCTCGACGTCGAACAGCTTGATGACCTCCGGGTTGGACAGGTCGTCGAACGCCTGCCCGCGCAGCACACGCTGCTTCTGCTCCTCGGGGGTCTCCTTCTTGATCACCTCGGTGCTGGCCTGCGGCGAAGCCGCCGACGGCGCGGAGGCCAGCGCTCCCTGCAGGGACTTCACGGTCTCCGTCATGGGAGACAGGGCCGCCTGCAGGTCCTGGAGCAGCTTGGCCGTGAGCCCCTTGCCGAACTCCTCGAGCTGCGCCCGGGTCACCACCGTCGGGTCGCCCTGCCCCTCGGGAGCCTTCCCCTCGGAACCCTTCCCGTCGCCTTCCGGCTTGGTCTCCGGTGGCTTGGTCTCGACCGGCTTGGACTCCTCGGTCTTCTGCTCGGTCTTCTGCTCGGTCTTCCCTTCGACCTTCTCCTCGGTCTTCGGGCTCTCGACCGGCTTGGTCTCCTCGACCTTCGGGGGCTCATCCTTGGTGGCTACCTTCTGGAGCTCCACGAGGGCGGCCTTGACGTCGTCGATGCCCGCCGCGAGGTTCACGTCCAGTCCGTTGGCGGCCACGGCCAGGGCCTCGAGGCTCTTGATCACGGGGGCCAGGGGGTCCTTGCCCGGGAGCGTGATCTCCGGGGCGAGGTCGGGCATGCTCTCGGAGAGCAGGCCGGCCGCGCCGGACATCCCGTCGAGGACGGCCTGGCCGGCCGGGTCGTCCAGGGGCTTGCCGGACTTGACCACGGCCGCGATCTCCTGGAGCTTCTGGATGGCCAGGTCCAGCTTGTCGGCATCCACCTTGGGCTTCGTGCTCATGCGATGCTCCTCGATCACCCTCTTGATCACGACGAAGGGCGTGCCATTTGCACCCTTCGGAACCAGTCGGTTCTCGAAGGGCTCCATGTTCACCAGCCGCCTGACCTTGAGGGTCTGTCACTCTTCCGAGCCATGGATGACTCCCAAGGACAACCTTGCGACAGGTATCCGGGGGCCGCAAGATTTTTCAGGATTCAGATTTCCAGGATGGGCAGGGGAAAGATAGAGAGGAGACGGGGAAGAAATCCCACAGGTCGGGGACACCTACTCTTCCTGGGCTATCTCCTCGATCCGGTACTGCATGTTCATGCCCACGGACCAGCCGGTGAGCTTGCCGGCCTTGATGTCGGCCCAGATCTTGTCGTTGTGCACCTTGTGGGTCTGCATCCAGTCGCCGAGCTTGATCTCACCCCGGTCGGTCTTCCAGCCCTGGCGCTCCTGCCAGTTCTCGAGGAGGACGATGTCGTCGTCGGTCACGGCGTAGCCGCCGTCCACGGAGTGGTGCACGCCCACGTCCCGGCAGTGCTCCATGTACCAGCACATGGCCTTCCAGACCTCCCCCTCGTCGTAGACGTCCCCGGCGGCGCCCGTGGCGCTGCCGTCCGGGTTGGCCACGGTCTTGTCCACGACGCCCGGGCGGAGGATGCAGGCGGTGATGATGCGCTTGTCGTCCTCGGAGACCTTCACCACGGTCAGCGGGAGAGCCAGGGGATCATACTGCTTGAAGACCCGGGAGGCGTCCTGCGCCTGCCCCCGGACATCCTTCACGACGGCGTCCCAGGTGGAAACCTCGGACCAGCCGTAGGTCTTCTGGAGGGCGAGGGAGTAGACCGAGGCGGTCTCGACGAAGGTGCCCTTCTTCGCGTTGGGCAGGCGGAGGACCGTGACGCCCGGGGGCATGAACCGGTTGACGGCCCGGATGATCTCCTGGACCAGGGGCTGGAGGAGAGAAGCCCGGACCTCGACGTAGACGGGCCCCTGGTCCGTGCTCTGAACGAGGTTCACCGCGCGGGAATCCAGGGCGATCGGGTCCAGGTAGGCCATGACCTCCCGGATGGTGGGCGCGGGGATATCCGTGAGCTGGGTCCCGGCGTCCTTGGACAGCTTGTCCTTGTATCGGTTGGGAAGGCCTCGCTGGCTGGCGGCAATGGAGATCTTCTGCTCGAGCTCCTCGGCCACCGCGTTGGGCTTGTCCCCGAAGTTGGTGTGCAGATCCCGCCAGACCATGACGAGCTCTTCGGTGGACCAGTATTCGGGGTTGTCCCGCCACTGGATAGCGTTCACGAGGGACTTGATCTTCTCAGCTTCGGTCATGGTCTGTCACTCCGCCTTGGAATCATCGTCGTCCGGGACGTTCCCTATGCTTCGCACGTCCCCGAGGTCCGCGTCCAGGTTTCCCAGGCTTTCCGGCTGGACCTCGTGCATGTCTTCCTGATCCACCGCGCGGAGGACGGGCTTGTTCTGGGTCTCCGGGTCCTGCCAGCGGCCCTTCTGCGTGCGTTCCTCCAGGATGTCCAGGAGACTTCGCCCCTCAATCAGGGAGGTCATGAACTGCCCGGGCAGCTCGTCCATGGTCTGCTGCAGGGTGTAGCCCAGGTCCCGCCGGAGGATGATCGCCGCCTTGCAGACGATCGCCATCCTCTCCTTGAGGACGGCACCGATGTCGCTCCCGATGAGCCGAGGTCTGGTCCGGGGGTCCTGCATGCTCGTAGCGATGGCCTGGGTCAGCCTCTGCATGAACTCCCGGGCCAGGTGCTGGTTCATGCGCAGGTCTTCCTGCAAGGCCGGAGGGATCGAGATGCTCACCTCGTGCGATGCGAGCACGGGCATGTCTCTCGGGGGGGCCTCCTCACGCGGGCCCGTCGGGGTCGCGCCGAACCGGGGATCTCCCGGAAGAATGATGTTGCCCATCAGGAGTCCCCCCTTTCTGTGTTCCGGACGACCTGGCACTGGACCTTCCTGGGAGCCAGGAGGTCCAGGGCCCTGTCGATGATCCGAGTCAGCAGGCGGGGCTCTCGGAGGATCACCTGGAAGGATCCCCCCGAGAGCTTCAGGAGGACGATCCCTCCCATGGGAACGCAGTCGGTGCAGGCGGCCAGGAGCAGCCCTTTGCCGAAGGCGATGGTCACCTGGTCATCCAGGCCCCGGACCTGGTGGCAGATCATGCAGCGGGCCTTCCCTTGCGAGAGGAGCCGCTGCGCCTCTTGCTCCAGGGTTTCTCTGGGGGGAGTCCCTGGGAACTCTGTCGGACCGGGTGTCCAGTCCTCCGATCTGAATGCGATCACGATCCAGCCTCTTTCTCTTCCGGATCCTCGTGCGATCCTTCTTGGGGTGGTACTTCTTCTCGAGGTGTACGTTCTGATTCCTTCCCTGACAGGAACTCCTGGCGAAGCGCTTCCTGGAGAGCAGGAAGCAGGTCTCCACTTCCTTCCGCGCCCAGGAGGGCGGCGGCCGTGACATGGTTCTTGGTCTGGAGGATGGCCGTGAGGATCCGGCTGGGGATGCGGGACCAGGCGCCGGCGAGGTCCTTGTAGTCCCGGCCAAGGATCTCCCCGGCGATCTCCCGCGACTCGTCGGGGGTCAGGCCGATCTCCGAGAAGATCTTGGTGATGTTGGCCAGCTCGGTCGGGTCCTTGGGGGGCCGGCTCAGGAACTTGGCCCGGACCACCTGGATGCCCAGCTCGGGCAGGACCAGGGTGTTCAGCGTGCTGGCCATCAGGTCCCGTCGAGGGTCGTGCACTTGCTCCTCGGTCTGCCGCAGGGACAGCATGGCCGTGGCCTTGTTCAGGTCGGCGTCGTCCCCGAGGGCCATTCGGGAGATGCGGTAGCCCAGGCGAGCGTCGAAGTAGCTGGCCTTCTTGTACTGCAGACCCAGGGCATCGTCGGTCTGCGCCTGCTTGGTTTCCTTCCACTCCACGGTCGGGGTCTGCGCAGCGACACCCGGGGTGGTATCCCTCCCGTAGGCGTGGATGATCCAGATCCCGCGTTCCCCCTTCTTCTTGCGGTCGGCGATCTGTTCCTGGAACCGCTTGACGGCGGCTGACATGGCTCCGGGATGCCCTCCACAGATGGACATGATCATCTGCGGGATCTCCTGGTCGGTCACGACCCGCTTGTTCAGCTCGTCCAGGTCCCGAGTCCCTTGCAGGCTGGGGTAGCTCCCGCCCCACCTGCCGCGCCCGTACACATGGCTCCCGGCGTAGGGCAGCCGGAAGTGGAGCAGCTCGTTGGCCGGCAGGTAGTGATGCTCGACCCCCGTGGCGTCCTCGTACCTCTCCTTGTCCGAGGCCTGGAACTCTTCCATGTCCTTGTAGTACCGGCCGGTCGTCCGGGACATCACCCGGGGATCCCCGTACTCCTTGAACCGGGCCAGGATCTGCCCCGTCGAGGGATTGATCTGGAGGTAGGGACGGAACCGCCGGGGCTGCACTTCCCGAGACCAGTCCAGGGCGTTCCGCTGGCAGATCCGGGACGTCACCACCAGGGTCGGGTCCTGCGTCTGCGCGCGGACCGTGGACGCCGGGACCCAGACGAACCGGGCGGGCCTTCCCTGGGTATCCCGCAGGACTTCCCAGTAGGCGTTCCCGCTCACTTCCAGATCCAGGCCGGTCTGCCAGCCCAGCTCCAGGAAGCTCATGTCCGGGCAGCATCGGGACAAGAAGCCTTCCAGGTACACGGCCTCCTGGTACGCGCGGGAAGTGAGCTTCTTGATCTCCGCGTCCACTTCCTCGTCGGATACCTCCGGGGTATCCCCCAGGACCTCCCCGGACTTCCGGAGCTCCAGGGAGGCCCGGATCCGGGGCGTGATCGCCTGGGGCTGGCTCAAGGGAAGCCGGGGCGTGAACACCAGGCCAGCCGCGTACACGTTCACGCACAGCGCGTCCACGATCCCGGACAGGTAGACGGACAGTCGGTAGAGCTTGTACGCCTCGTCCACGTTCTCCGGGGGCTCCAGGTACGGATCGCCCGTGGAGAGCTGCTCCTCCACGTCCAGCCCGCCGAACAGGACCGAGCCCTCCACTCCCGTGTCGAGCTGCCTCCCCGTCGGAGAAGTGATGGAAAGCCAGCCCACCTCAAAGGCGGGCCGATCCCCCGTGGCAGGAGCGGAAGACCCGTCCGCGCGGGTCTTGTCCTCTCCATTCCCTTCTCCGGTAGCCGCCTTCAGAGCAGCCTGCAATGGCCCGGGAAGACTCACGGGGGGATGCTGTGCGTCAATGTCGGACATGTGGAATCTCCCCAGGAATTATGCGACAATCCGGGTATGCCCAGCAAGAGAACCCTGGAGACTTCCCCCAGCATATCCCCCGGCGAGAGGAGCCACGCCTGTCTCGCCACCGAGGAAAACCACCGGAAACGGGTGGGCAGGATCCTGGTGGACCTGGCCCGCCGGGGAGGCCTGGACGTCCGATCTCTGGCCAAGAAGGCCAAGGTCCCGCTCGTCATCCTTCAAGGAGGCTCCCGCCGGCCCCCTCGAGCCAAGGCCATCGCCCGCCTGGCCCAGGTCGTGTCTCACCTGCATCCCTGACTCTCCTCAGAAGACAGCCGTTCCCTCGTCAGAAGACAGTCAGCTCGAGGCCTGTCCGGCCTTCCCGGCCTTCTCCTTCCCGCTCCAGGTAGATTCGCCCTCCACGGGCATCCACGAGGAGACGGGCGTACTTGGCCAGGACGCGGCGGATCAGGTCGTTCTTCCCCCCCGTCAGACGGACGGCAGCCTCCTGGGCGATCAGGTCCAGGTTCTTCCGATCCTCCTGGCTGAACCGCAAGGTCGTCTTCCGCCACCGGACGGGCGGCTTGCGAACGGACATTTCTGCTCTCCTTTGCTTCACTCTCCCCATATTTTCCACTCAGCTCTATGCTCCTGACAGGAGGACAGGTTAATCACCCAACCCGGTGAAGTCAAGGGGAAACTTCCCGAAAGATTCCGTCCCGTACCGCACAAGTGCCACCCGGGGGCCACCTGGGAGCCGTTTTCTTGACCCTCCTCTCGTTTCCCTACCTTGTGCCCTTGCGCTCCTCCACCCAGCCCGCTACACTGGAAGCTCAGGAGGATCACGGGGCATGCACGAAGAGAGAGATCGAGGCGACATCGACGACATCGGCCCGCTGGGCTACCTGCTCCACGACGAGATCTACACCCTCGAGAGAGACATCCGCTTCCTCAAGATCATCCTGCTCCTGTCCTGGCTCTGCTGGGGCATCACCCTCGTCAAGTTCCTGCTGTCCCCCTGACACTCCCTTCCCCCAGTTCCTCGTTCCCTTCGACTGCTCTATTTCCCCGTTGACGGGAATGTCAATCTCCTGTAACATGGATGGAGGTAGGGTGGGGTGAAGAGGGGGGATAGGGGAGGGGGCAGGGACATCCACCTCCGATGCCGAGGACATCAAGGTCAGAGCTACGGAAGATCCTGGCTGCCCGGACTCGCCGGGAGAGGCTCTTGCACAACCTGCGTTGCCGGGGCGGGGGAATGCCCTGGGCGATGGCCCGGGACTGCCTGGGCGGGAACCGATCCCAGACCCGAGGGGACCTCCGGTTCTTGGTGGAGTCAGGTCAGGTCCGGCTCCAGGAGAAGGAAGGGAAGGGCGGGGCCGAGCCGGAGACCTGGGTCTACTTGGACGAGGGGGCGTTTCCCTGGAGGAAGACCCCTGCGAGCTGAAGCAGGCGAGCGTCCCTTGGCTCCGCCTGCACGACCCAGGGGATGCCCGGCCCCTGGTGCGTGCGGAGCCAGAGGGCAACGCCGTAGTGCAGGGGGGGTTCTCCGGGGGACTGCCGGAGCCAGGCCAAGAGCATGTGCCAGGGCGGGACACGCTGGCCGTGCTCGATGAGGCTGACGTAGGAAACGCCGTAGCCCAGCCGCTGGGCCAGGTCGGCGAGGGTCAGGCCCGCCCGCGTCCGGATGGCAGCCAGGAACTGGCCGAGCTCCTGCGCGGCGTGCGCCCGATGGGGCTGGAGGGGATCGTCTTGCGCGGCTCGAGGCATTGAAGTCAGAGATCCTTTGATCCGAGTCCTACAGGTTACACAGGTTCGTGGATCCTGGCAAGTCCTGTTCTTCCGGGGGATACCCTGGGCTGCAATCTCTTGCCGGTTCCCGGGGATAGAAGTACCTTCGAGGGCAGATTGAAGGAGGCCATCCCATGGCTCTCGTGACGCTCCAGACTCTGATCGCTGCCAAGAAGTTCGGCGGCGGTAGCCGACTGTACGGGAAGTCGGCTGCCGATCTGAGCGGGATCGTCCGGTCGATCCAGGCCACGGTCAACGAGACCGTGAACCGGATCAACGGAACGACCGCCTGCCACGCCCTCCAGGTGGGCACGGTCACCGGCTACTACGCCGGCGGGACCAACCACGGCTGGCTCCTGTGCGACGGGACGAACCCCCCGTTCGCCAGCAAGTACCGGATCCAGGATCAGAACACCGGGTCCCTGTACGACATCGAGTGCCAGGCCGGCGCCCTGGTCCTCGTCGGCCCGCTGTAGGATCCGGCGTTCCGGTCGGGGGGATTCTTCTCGCTCTTCATCTTCCTGGGGATTCCTCTTGACGTTCTCTCCACACACCTGTAAAAGAGAAGGACAGAAGGACGGGAAGTCCTGCGATGAGACCCACGGTAGCCATTGCCTTCGAGCGTCAGGGTTGGAGCTTCTCGAACATCGGCAAGGCCCTCGTCCAGCGGCTTCAGGACGAGTTCCAGCTTGACTCCCGAGTCCACCTCGAGTTCGTTCGAGGTCCCTGCGACATCGTGGCGGCGCTCTGGTGGGGCTTTGCCCTCCGGCTGCAGGCCACCCTGAAGGCGCGGGCGTGCCTGCCCTGCGTGTACGACGCTTGGTCCTGGAGGAGCTCCGGGGATTCCCGGAAGCAGTTCGCCCTAACCCTGAAGCAGGCCACGGCCCTGGGGGTCGCCAACGAAGCGTTCCGGGAGGCGATCCGGTCGGAGTTCCCCACGGAGACGCGGGAGCTGGAGATCTTCATCCTCGAGGATGGCGTGGACACGGTGCTGTTCCCGCCCCAGGCATTCCCCACCAAGTTCATCGTGGGCTGGACGGGCAATTCGGCGGCGGTGATCCCCGGGGCGCCCGAGCGGGGCAAAGGCCTGGCCTTGATCAAGGAGGCCTGCAAGCAGGCCAAGGTGGAGCTGGCCTACCTGGACGCGGCCGAGGGCGCGGACTGGCCGCACGAGCGGATGCACGAGTTCTACCGGGAGATCTCCGTCTACGTCTGCATGTCCGAAGAGGAAGGCACGCCCAACCCCGTGCTCGAGGCCATGTCCTGCGGAAAACCCGTGGTTTCCACCCCGGTGGGCCTGGTCCCCAAGCTGATCCAGTCCGGCGCCAACGGCTGGATCATCCCCCGAGAGGTCGAGGCTCTCGCCGAGCGGCTCCGCATCCTGAAAGAGGCCTCCCCGGGAACCCTGTCCCAGGTGGGTGCCCTGGCCCGGAAGGCTGCCGAACAGCACGACTGGAACATCAAGGCCGAGGTCTGGAGGCAGACCTTCCGCTGGCTCCTCCAACGAGCCGCCCTCTCCGGCGGCCGGCAAGTCCCCATCGTGGTCCCCCAGAGGCACATCCAGAGGATTCCCGCTCCCATCCGAGAACCCGAAGCTCTCTCCTCGAGACCAGAGACACTTCAAATCCAGGATCTTCCTGTACCAGAGCCCATACCTGCACCCACGCAGGTATCCATAGGGAAGAGACCTCGGGAGAAAACTCTCCTGGAAATCTCCGACATCCGCTTCCCCCGCCCGGTACTTCCCGTGGATGGGATTCCCCGTGCTCTCCTGATCTCGGACCAGCCGGACTGGGCCTTCCGCCGGAACATGCTCGACCTGGCCGAGTACCTCCGGGACCGGGCACGCTTCGAGCACTGGATGATCGCCGACTACCAGCGCACGGGGTTCGTCCCGGACATGCAGCGGCAGGATGGCGTGTTCTCGGTGTACCACCGCTGGGGCATCGACCGGCTCCTTCCCTGGAACCGGACCGTGGGCTCCCTCCGGGCAACCTGGTTCTGGCCCGAGCGGCCCGAGCCACCCGGAGAGCTGGAGTTCCAGATCGTGAACCAGTACCGGGCCTTCCACGTCGTGACCTGGAAGAACTTCGAGGAGCTCCAGGAGCGATGCCCCAACGTCGTGTACCTGACCAACCCGGTCAACATGCGCCGGCACCCCGAGATGACCCCCGTCCAAGGGGAGATCGTCTGCTCCTGGAACGGGAACGCCAAGCACTTCAGCCCCGACGGCAAGGATGTGAAGGGCTTCCACTCGATCATCCGGCCCGCCTGTGAAGCGGCCAAGGTCAAGCTGGAGTACGCCGAGTACAACATCAAGAAGCTCTCCTTCGAGGAAATGCCCCGGTTCTACCTGCAGGCCAATGTGTGCCTGTGTATGTCTCTGTACGAGGGTGCGAGTAACAGTACGACAGAGGCTATGGCGAGCGGCCAGGCCTTGATCACCACGGACTGCGGGAACCACCGGGAGATCCAGGAGAGCCAGATCCGCGAGCTGGGAGACACGGGCATCGTGATCCTTCCCGATCGCACCCGGGAAGCCCTTGCCCAGGCCATCCTGGAGCTCAAGAAGGATCCGGCGCGGGTCCGCGCCATGGGCGAGATCAACCGGGAGGAGATCCAGAAGCGCTGGAGCTGGGACGCCTGGGCCGATCGATACTGGGATTTCCTGCAAAAAGCCTGGAACACGTAGGCAGGACAGGCAGGACAGACGAGCATGCCACGCAGCGCCAACTTCCAGCAGGACCTCCACACGATGCCCCTGGAGTACCGGTTGGAAGGGGCATCCCACCAGTTCCAGAAGCACTGGTATCAGTTCCTGGCCAAGGAGCTGGAAGCGGCTCGGGAGATGGGCCCGCACGTCCTGGACGTGGGGGCATCCGACGGGTACGGCGTTCGCATCCTTCAGGAGGCGGGGTTCGCCTCCTCTGGCATCGACATCGCTCCGCTCCACGAGTCGGTGAAGAACACGGACATCTCCGCCATTCCCGGGGGGTCCTGGGATTGGGTCCTGGCCGTGGACGTCGTCGAGCACGTGGCGAACGACATCCTGTTCCTGCGGCACCTGCTCCGGGTGGCCAAGCGGGGGGCCTTCTTCTCCACGCCCAACTGGAACGTCTGCCGGGGGGCCAACCCGCACCACATCCGGGAGTATTCCCCCCAGGAGATCAAGGCCCTGATCCTCCTGCTGTGCTTGCACCACGACATCCGGGGCGTGCAGATCTACACGTCCGACGGGCAGAACGACGTGCACGAGCGCCTCGAGCTGCCCTTGCTGTTCCACCAGATGCAGGACGTCAACTTCGGCGTCCTGCTTCTCCTCGAGTGACCGGGAGGCGAAAGACCATGTTCAAGGACATCCTGTGCCCCCTCTGCTCCCAGCCCCTCAAGCGGGTGGGCAAGGGCATCCAGTGCGCGACTCCGAGCTGCCCGGGCTCCAAGGGCGCGTGGTCGCTGAAGGACAAGGTCGTCTGCCTCACGGAAGACAGCGACGACGGGTTCGACACCCGCTGGCTGAACCATCCCCGGCCCCAGGCCCAGACGGAGCAGCACCTCCGAATGAAGACGGGCTGGGAGCCCAAAGACGTCGATGGGAAAACCATCCTGGACGCCGGCTGTGGCGTGGGCCGGTTCATCCAGGTGCTCCTGGCATGGGGGGCCAAGCACGTCGTGGGCGTGGACTGCTCTCCCACGGGGATTCAAGCTGCCCGGGAGAACCTCGCGGAGGCCATCCAGCAGGACCGCGTCACCCTGATCCGGGCCGACCTCACGCGGCCCTACCTGGCCCCCGGGTCCGTGGACATGGCCCTGTCCATCGGCGTCCTGCACCACACCCCGGACCCGGCCGGTGCCTTCCGGGTCCTGGCCAAGATTCCTCGAGAGTCCCTGGCCGTCTGGGTCTACACCAAGCACGTCTCCGACGACCGGTGGCTCCCCGTCCTGGAGATGTTCCACGAGATCACCAAGGGCGTGCCCCCGCAGCGGCTGTACGAGATCTTCCAGCGACTGGCCCCCCGCGTGCGGGACGCCTACAACAAGGAATGGGGAGCCCTCCAGCAGATCCTGCGGGTCTCCAATCAGGAGGACGACTCCGCCTGCATCTCCGACACCATGGACTGGCACTCCCCCGAGTACAGGTCCTGGCACACCCCGGAGGAAGTCCGGGGCTGGTTCGCCGAGGCCGGGTACCAGGTGGACCGGACCGGAGAGTTCCCTGTGAGCGTCCGTGGATTCCGAGCCACTATGCCTGGAAAGGAGTGACCTCCGGTGGCTGCGACAGGAGGTTCCTGCTCCATGACGACGCACCTTCCCACGCTCCGGCTGTCCCAGACCATCGTGGTCCATCACTGGGGTCTCTGGGGGAAATGGCCAGAGACAGCAGACCTGGACTTTTCCGAAATCCTGTCCAAACGGTGGACGGAAGTGTACGACGTTCAGGGGATCCGGGTGGTCTTCACGAACCGGTACGTCCCTGCCTATTACCCCTACGTCCATGCTGGAATCACGGACGTCTCGGCGCTCCCGGTGCCCCCTGGATGGATCGACAACCGGAAGACTCCTGACCCTCGTGTAGTTGATTCCTTCCTGCAGATCCTGGCCGATCCCCTGACGGACGTGATCACATGGCAGGGTCCTTTCCAGTGCTATCCGGAGGTCCTTCGCCGGGTCCGCGAGCTGGGCTGCCTGAACATCATCGCCACGGGAGATGACTGCCCCGGTTCCTCTGAGGCAAAGACCTTCCCCGTGGCTCCATACGCCGATGCGGCCTGCGTGGCAATGCTGGTCTGGGACTACACTTCTGGAGCCATGACCGAGGCCATGTACAAGGCACAGGGATGCCCTCGTGTGTATCCATTCGGGTCAGGCCACGTGGTCGGTCTCCCGGAGGCCTACGACAAGTCCGGAAACGCTGTGGAGGACAAGATTGCACGGGTCCTCGTAGGAGACTACGACTGGGATCTCTGCTTCGTCGGATACGCAGGAGGAGGAAATCCTGTCCGGAGCACTGTCATTTCCGACCTGAACGGCATGCCCAAGGAGCAAGGAGACCTGCGCATCGCCCTCCATGGCGTGGGCATGCGTGATGGAGAGCTCCCTGAGCGAGGCAGCTCTCCTGGAGGACCGGTGAGCCGGCTCTACCAGCGCTGCCTGTGTGGCGTGAACTTGCAGCAGAGCGGATTACTCAACACGCGCTTCGTGGACCTACCAGCCTGCGGCGTGGTGCAGATTCTCCACGACCGGCATCAGGAGCTGAAGCCCCTCGGCTTCGTACCAGGCGAGCACTACTTGCCTTTCGACGGGACCACGGCAAACCTCCTCGCCATTGTACGAGAGGCCCGGCGCATGCCGGGCCCCGATCTGGCCCGACTTCTGCGCTCCGCAGCAAGGAAGGCAAGGGAGTTCCTCGCTGAATACACACTTCCTCAGGCAGTAGCCCGCGCCTGCGCGAATTACAAAGATCGATTTCCACACGAGCGCTTCCAGAACGAGTGAGGTCCTCTCATGCCTGACACCGGATTCCTCCAGGGAAGGCAAGTCGTCGAAAAGCACGGGTTCCGCTGGTGGTTGCATCCTGATCAGCTCATCGACCTCTCGATCCAGAACCATCCGGGAGGCTGGGAGCACCCGACCACGGCCGCAGTCCGGCGGATCATCCAGCCGGGCTGGGTCTGCCTCGACGTGGGCGCCAACATCGGGTACTACACCGTGTTGTTCTCTTCGCTGGTCGGCGCGACCGGCCGCGTGATTGCCCTCGAGCCCATGGAAGAACCCATGCAGGTCCTCCGGGAGCACCTGCGTCTGAATCAGTGCGTGAACGTTCAGGATATCCAGGCCGGGGCAGACTGGATGGCCAGGACGCACAAGGGAGACCTGGGCTTCGGATTCAGTTGGCCCGTGCAAGGTGCACGTGTCCTCCATGCCCCACGGGACCTCCAGTTCGTGACCATCGACGGACTCTGCTTCGACCATGCGGGAAGTCCGTCGCTCCCCAGTGTGAATCTGATCAAGATCGACGTGGACGGCTACGAACTCCGTGCCATCCTGGGTGCCACCCGTACCCTCCTCCACTTCCGGCCGGTTCTGGTCCTCGAACTGTGCGAATACACCATGCGCCCCGTGGGCCTGGGGCACATTCCTAACAACACGCGACACGTGGACACATTGGTGGACCTGCTCTCCTATCTAGGCTATCAGATCCAGGACGAGGAGTCCGGTCAGGCCTTGACCCCGGAGGGCATACGAGCCCAATGGGACCTGAACCTGCGGAGCATCAATGTCATCTGCATCCCGCAGTGACACGCAGGGCACGCAATTCGTCGGGATCTTGGCGCAAGAATGGTCCGGGGCCACCGTGTTGTCCTACATGCTGGACACACACGAGCGAATCTGCAGCGTGGGCGGACTGGAATGGTGGTACTGCTACAGCAAGCTACGGGCTCCGCAGGAGCCCAGCTATCCAAGAGAGGCAGGAATAGGCTTCTCTACAGGTGCCGCAAGCATCTGTAATATCAAGTGCTGTCATGATGCGTATTGTCCCTACTGGGACGAGATCGGCTTCCAGCCCATCGACAAACTCTTGGCAGCAGTTGCCTCGACATTCCGTAAGCCGTTCATTGTAGACATGAGCAAAGGTCTCTTCTGGTACCAATGGCTCCTTCCACGAGGGCAGCCCACGAGCGCGTTTTTCATTTTACTGCACAAGGCACCGCACGCCTGGTACTCCTCGGCTGCACGCAACATCGCCCGTGGGGGAGGCTCTGTTGCCGAAATGCCATTGCGTTTGTTCTTGACCTGCGTTGATATCTACTGCGAATACTATAGGAGGGCAAGGGCGCTCCTCCTGGAGAATCCAAGGATACCGTGTATTTCGGTTCCATACGAATCTTTACTCACGGACACGCAGGGCACGCTCGGAGACATCCTGGAATGGCTTGGCCTCCCCTGGGATCCCCATGTGCTACAATGGCACCTGGCAGATCACCATCTCATTGGGGGGAATGGTCCCCTCAAATACAAATACGAACGTGGCCTCGTAGAGGGAACCCGGAGGTCGGATTACCTGGATGAAATGCCCATGGAAGCCCGTGCCTTTCTCCATGGCAGACCCGAGATTCAACAGTTGCTCCCCTTCCTGGGACGGAATCCTGATGGCAGCGCCATTGCACGGACCACGAGACTGTAAAGATGAAATTGCACCTCGGCTGCGGAACCAAATACATCCCCGGGTATGACCACATCGACGTCCTGGACCTGCCTCACATTCAGATCCGGCATTCCATCGACAGCTTGCCCATGATCCAGGACGAGTCCGTGGAAGTGATCTACGCCTGCCATGTCCTGGAGCACTTCCTCCGACAGGAGGTCCCTCGAGTCCTCCAGGAATGGCACCGCATCCTTCGCACGGGAGGCATCCTCCGCCTGGCCGTCCCGGACTTCGCGGCGATCTGCCGGTGGTACGTGCAAGGAGGCTCCCTGAAAGACGTGATGGGCCTCCTGTTCGGGGGACAAACCTATCTGTACAACTTCCATCACATTGTGTTCGATCATGTGAGTCTCCAGGAGCTCTTGCTCCAGGCCGGGTTCTCCCGGGTCCATGGCTACGACTGGAGAACCACGGAGCATGCCGACCTGGACGACTACTCCCAGGCGTACCTTCCCTACATGGACAAGGAGCACGGACTGCTCATGTCCCTCAACGTGGAGGCAGTCAAGTAAGTTCTTGTCCTTCTTCGAGGAAATCCCTATCATCCTTTCCATGTGCGGGATCTTCGCAAGTATTCAGGAACATGAAGGGAACGGGCATCCTCTACCTCTACCTCTACCTTCGCCTCTACCTCTACCTCTACCTTCCCCCCAGGTGGCTCTCTCTTCCTGCGTGGCCCAGAGGCACCGGGGGCCGGACGGGCAGGGGCAGGCGGAGATCCAGCTCTCCTGGGCCCGGGTAACCCTGGGCATGACCCGTCTCAAGATCGTGGACCAGCGGGAGATCCCCGTCCCGTTCCGGTTCCCGTACCTGGGGGTTTCCCTGGCGTACAACGGGGAGATCTACAACCTGGACGAGCTCCGTCAGGTCCTGTCCGGCGACGACCCGTGGCTCACCCAGTGCGATGCCGAGGTCCTGGCCCGCGCCTGGAAAGCCTGGGGCGTGGATTGCCTGACCCGCCTGAACGGCATGTGGGCGTTCATCCTGGTCGATGAGCACGAGGAGCGCGTCTTCGCCGCGCGGGACCGCGCCGGGGAGAAGCCCCTCTACCGAGCCGCGGGGGGTCATCCAGGGGAGATCCTCCTGGCGTCCACCGTGTGCGGGCTGAAGGGACTCGGGGTCTCCCTGCAAGAGACCTCCTGCCCGGACATGGACTGCCTGGAGTTCGACTTCCGAGGATCCACCCCGCTGGCCGGCATCCGGAGGGTCTTGCCCGGGCATTCCCTCCTGCTCTCGTCGCAGGACCGCCGGGGGGAGGAGACCCCCTGGTGGGAGCTCCCCGTTGCCCGTGAGCCGGGGGACTGCCTCTCCTTCTCCCAGGCCGTGCTCTTGCTCGAGGACATCCTGCAGGATGCTGTCAGGGCACGGGCACGGGCCGAGGTCCCCGTGGGGATCATGCTCTCCGGGGGCCTGGACTCGGCCCTGATCTACCAAGTCTGCCGGATGCAGGGGATTCCCGTCCAGGGCCTGTACTGCGTGGACTTCCCCGGGGAGATCGACAACCTCTCCCTGGCCCGCGCGGCGGCGCAGGGGGCCGAGGTGATCCCCGTCCGGTTCTCCCGGGACGAGATGCTCGAGGCGCTCCCGTCCATCGCCCGGCACCTGGACACGCCCGCGACCTGGACCGCCTGCTGCCAGTGGTTCCTGTTCCAGCGGATGCGATCAGACGGGATCAAGGTCGCCCTTTCCGGGGAGGGTGCCGACGAGCTCTTCGGCGGGTACGCCCGGTACCGGGACCTGTACTGGGAGCAGCGCAAGGAGATGGATCCCCACCTGGCCGAGTACAGGCCCCTGATCCAGCGGACGCACGGGGACCCGTGGGCCTGGATGACCCGGATGCTCAACCGGGGAGGCGATCGAACCGAGTGCCTGGCCCGGGAGCTCCTCGTGAAGTACGGCGGGGCCAGCATCCATCAGGGAGACTTCATCTCCGGCATGGCCCGGACGGACTTCCACACGACCATGCAGGTCCTGCTCCGGATGGCCGACCGCATGGCCATGGCCTGGAGCATCGAGAACCGGTCCCCGTTCCTGGACTACCGGTTGCTGGAGCTTTCCCCCCGCATCTCCTGGCAGGCCAAGATCACCTCCGTGGAGAGCAAGCACGTGCTCCGGGAGGTAGCCCGCCGGCTGGGCGTGCCCCGGGAGATCGTCGAGGAGAAGACCAAGCGAGGCCTGGCCCTCCCCTCGAGCTGGACGCGAGCCACGAACGGTTCCGGCCTCGGGCATCAGACCTCGACCTCGACCCCGACGTGGGACAGGTCCTGGTTCCGGGACCGGATGCTCTCGGCCTGGCGCTCGGGGCTGACGAGTCGGGACGGGAACGTGGACTCCAGGGAACCTTCCGGGTACCATGGGGATCGGCTACGAGAGGAGATTCCCTGATGGCCAAGCTCGGGTACAAGACCGGCGGGCACGTGATCGACGGAGGGGATACCTCTGGGGACATCCAGAGCGCTCCCATCGTCCACGTCGGGCAGCATAACATCTACTCGATCCAGGCCTATGCCCCGGCGCTGGGGGGTCGGTCGGGGAACGTCCGCGTGCGGGCTTCCCTCGTGGATGAGACCCAGCTCGCCCAGACCCTGTGGCCCATCGTGGCTACCATCGCCGTTGGAGCCGGGGAGCTTTCCTCCGGGTCGAACACGCCGCTCACGGGGCACGAGTACGTCTGGGTCGAGTACGCCCGCACCGGAGGCGGCCAGGCCAACGACCTGGACGTGTGGGTCTCCAAGAAGCGAATCGAGTAGGAGGAACATCCATGCCCTGGGCAGATACCCTCCTCGATGTCTCCGGCTTCCTGAAGGCGTCGGACATCGACTCCATCGCCGAGCTCCAGGCCATCATCACGGACGCCACCCTGGTCCTGACCTCCATGAAGGGGCAGCCGGGGGGCGTGGCTTCCCTGAACATGGCCGCGAAGCTCAACAGCACGGAAATCCCCACCATCCCGACCGCCAACATCCAGGGGATCACCGGGGTGGGAACCTCCCTGCTCCAGGCCGTGAACGCGGCGGCCGGCCGGACAACCCTCGCCCTCGGGGATGCCGCCACGCGCAACGTGGGAGCTGGTGCCGGCGACGTCGCCGCCGGAGACGAGCCTGTCGCTGCAGGGCATGCTTCGGCCTCCGGTGCGGGTGTCCACGGAGCAGGCGTGACAGGAGCGGACGTGCTTGCCGCAGCCGACCAGGCCACGGCACAGACCGCCGTGGGGACCGATGCCGCAGGTGCGGCGCGGCCCCCGGACGCACACGCCATCGGGGCGCACACCGGGGCGGGAGACATCGTGACGCGCGACGCAGCCGAGTTCGCCACGTCCGCGCAGGGGGACAAGGCCGACTTGGCCTACGTGTCCACCCTCAGAATCACCATCGTGAACGATCAGTCCAGCACGGATACGCTGTCCACGGTGATCGGCACGTTGCTGATCGACCGGACGAAGTATGCCTACACGACGGTGAAGTTCCGCGCGGAGGGAGCAATCTCGGGCGCGGCCACGGGCGAGCTGGACCTGTACGACCTGACCGCCGGCAGCCTCGTGACGACGCTGGCGCTCAACAACGGGACCTTCGGCGTCGAGACGACCGTGACGATCCCAGCCGTCCCTGCCGGGGCGCACCTGCTCGAGGGGATAGTTCGACGAGTGGGCGGGGCAGCGGAGGATAAGATCTATGTGGGTTGGGGCGGCCTGGTCCTGGCCTAGAGGAGAAGAACGTGGCGATCCCAGTCAAAGAGAAAACCTGGTCCGCAGTGGTGTACCGTCGAACGGCGACGGGAAACATAATCACGAACCACCAGTATATGATGTACAACTGGAAGACTGCCTTCCTGACTGCTGGCTGGACCGTGGCCCGGTCCTGCGATGGGGTCTCGGTGGCAGATGCCGACCTCTGGGATGGCTACACCAAGTGCGTCTGGAACACGGGGAGCACGGCGCGGTCCTGGATCGTACTGCGAGCTCCCGTGGCCATGCACCCGGCCATGTACGTCCTCATCGGCCTGTGTGGTGTCGCAGGGACCAACGGGAACAACTATCAGATCATCTACTCCTCCTACTCGTTCACGACAGCCTACACCGGGGGCTCGACAACGACTCTTCCGACGGCGGCCGGTGAGGTCGTGATCCGCACGGGGACTTTCGCGACGGGCGGCTACTGGCTGGGCGGGACTGCCTCCGATGTGATCATGAGTTTCAACGCGGCGTACTCGTCGGACGGAACATGTTTCCGCACGGTGTTCTGTACGTTCGCCGCCTCGCCTTCCGGGGTGGGGTTCTTCGACTTCGAGCGGGCCGTGGACCTCATCGGCGCGGCCTCCTGGGACGCCAACCCCGTCGCTGTGGTGGGGGCGTACCAGCCTCTCTACAGCAACCTCAACGACGCTGCCGCGTGGACCGCCAAGCTGGCCGGGACTGCCGTGACGGCATACGCGGCAACGCTAGGCTATGGAGCGGCCATGTTGGGGGAAAACCAGACGCATGCCAACGAGACCGGGGGGCTGGGCTGGAACATGACCGAGATCATCTTGGTCTCCGCAACGGTAGGATGGAGAGGTCCCTTCGGGCGACTCCGGGACCTGTATTTTGGCAGTACGGGCAATCCGAACGGGTCCACGCACCCGGATAGTGGGGACATGGAGTTCGTCCAGTTCGGCCATGTGGTGATGGCCTGGGACGGCGTGCCGGGCGTTCCGGGCACCCCGCCTGACATCTGCGCGTAGGAGGTGGTGTCGTGGCGCACGTAAAAGGTGATGCAGTTCAGTTCAACGCGCCATATTCCGACGGCACCGTGTTCCCGGCCTGGCGCATCCCCCGACGGGGAGACCACTGCCACCCGTATCCCAAGACGTACCTACACCGAGCCAAGGTGATCGCCACGGGGCTGTACACCTATTGGAGCCCGAATGCTCCCGATCCGACGGGGGCGGGCTCAGGATATCTGCCGGCGGAGATCACCAGCATCAAGATCCTGTCGGTGACGTGATCTTGATGCCCTGGCGGCGTGTCATCTCCGGCAAGCGCGTTGGCCCCGACGAGGAGCACGGGGGCACGGAAGACGTGCCTGTCCGGCTCAAGCTGGACTGCGGCTGCAAGCCCATCGCCTCGGTGAGATATCTCCGGGAGCCGGGCCAGCGCAGGAAGCTCCTGCTTCCAGGCGAGTACCCCTGCCCGCTGCATGGGGACCAAGATTACGTGCCAGCTACTCGAGAAAGCGACCGTGTGACCCTCTGGGCCGCGACCGTCCTGTTCGTCATCGGCATCGTGCTCCTGTTCTTCCTCGTGTATCCCTGCGGAGGCCAAGCATAATGGATGCACCCCCTGATGTCGTCGGAGGGGCCATTGGCGGCGGCGTGGCAGCGGCGCTCTGGGCGCTGACCGCGACCATCCGGGAGTGGCTCTCACGTGACAAGGCCCCGGCAAAGGCCGGCAAGGACAACGAGCCGGACCCGGTCCTCGAGGAGATCAAGGCCCTGCGAACTGACATGCGCGAGCTGTGCCACCAGCTCGAGCTGCGGGACGTCCAGGCCGCCGCGCGGCTCACGGCGCTGATCGACGCCATGGACCGGCAAGCGGACATGATCAACCGGCTCATCGAGCGGCTGACAGTGGCTCCGACGCTGGCCATCCATGGAGGGGGTGGAGGGGGAAGCGGATCACGCGGCGGCGCAGGCAAGTCGGCATAGCGAACGGCGGGAGGGGGCGCGGGATTGGAGGTCACATGCCATGCGCGTTCTCGTCATAGGCCCCCCCGAGCTGTCAGAGGACATCCGTGGAGCGCTCCCTGACGCGACCTTGGAGGAGACCGTCACCATCCGCGCTGCTGCCACGCTGTACCAGAAGGGGCGCTACGACGTGGTCCTCCTGCATGCCCGCCTGGCGGACAGCGCGGGCGTGGAGACGGCGGAGATCTTCCGGCGAGACATCTGCCGGTGCGTACCCGTGGTCATGCTCGTGGGCGAAGAGATCACAGCCGTGACGCGGCTCCGCTCGCTGGCCCCCAATCTTGCCGAGGACATGCTCCCCATCGAAGACATCCCGATCGACGGTGTCCTGTCTCGGGCCATTCTCGCGGCTCAACTGCGGAAGGGCCGGAGATTGACCCGTTGACAGGTTTGTGGAAACCGCTAAGATGGAACGGAGGAGACCCCCATGAGCGACGTGACCAACGCGAGCGATGGGCCGGAAGGAACCCCTACGAAGAAGGTGGCCCTGCCAGCCTGGAAAGAACCTCGGTTCTGGGCAACAGCGGCCCTGGTCCTGTTCGCCGGCGCCCTTGCTGCGGCGGGCAGCATCGGCGCGGACGCGACGGCGACGGGGCTCACCGGGCTGTTGACCCGGTGGAAGTCGGATGGCGAGGCCAACGTTCCCTTGCACCTCCAGCCTCGGTTCTGGATCTCGGCGGTGATCTTCCTGGTCATCGTCGGGCTGGCCCTCGCGGGGAAGCTCCAGGGATGGGCCGCGCTCACCTACGCTGCGGGTGTCCTGAGCCAATGGGGGGTGGCCAAGATCACGCCCCCGGTGGGAGGGTAACCATGCGAGTCCTGATTCTCTCTCTTAACCTACGGCGCTGCGCCGTCGCCGGCATCACGCTGATCCTCGTGTCGCTCGTGTTGCTTCTGTTCATCGCCCTGGCGTCGTCGGGGTGCGGCATGTCCGCGCTGGAGCAGCTCGGGGTGGTCAACACCTCGGCGAAGGTGCTGACGGACACGGTGATCCCGCCATGGGATCAGAAGTGCCTCGACGAGGCGAAGGCCTGTGCCGTCTCCGGCTGCCATCAGCCGGCGTGCTGCCCGAAGCTCACGAGCTGCCAAGACGCGCGGGCAGCCTTCTACATCGCCGTGCGGGCGGTCCACTCCGGTGTGGCTGCGGCTGCCCCTCTCGCCGTACAAGGCGACGAGGCGGGGGCCAAGACCTGGCTGCTCAAGGTCGCGGCCTCCCTCGACGCCGCGAGAAAAGCCGCCCAAGCGGCCGGACTGCTGGGAGGTGCGCGATGAGTCCTCTGGCACAAGGTATCGCTGCGGCCATCTCCGGGCTCCTTCAGGTGTTCGTTCGCTCCGGCGACACGTCGTCCTCCGTCGGCAAGATCGTGCAGGAGGCGCTGGACGATCTCCAGCGCACGATGGACCGAGAGAAGGCGGCCAAGGCCGCCGAGGACGCGGCGCTCCGGGGAAGGTAGGCCGGGGCACTGCATGACCCCTGCCTTGCTCCTACTCGCGTTCCTGAGCCGGGGCCTCGACCCCGGTGAGGCCATGCGATTGACCCAGGAGTCCTTGGCCGCTGACGCGGCGTACCACCTCCGACCGGCGACCGTGGGCTCAGTCATCCTCGTCGAGACTGGAGGGGAATGGGCCGTGGGGACCGGACGGGGAGACCTCGGGCGAGACGCGGCCGTGGGGTGGGGCCAAGTCCTTGTCCCGCGCTGGCGCTCCGGCGCGGGCCGGCGGGTGACATGGTGGCTGCGGGACCTGCGCGTGCATGTCTCCGTGATGGGCATGCTGCTCGCGGACTCGCGGCGACGGTGTGCCCGCCAGCGGGGCTGCCCCTGCCCCGAGGCGCACTACAACTGGGGCTCGCGCACGCAGTGGTGCCGTGCGCTGCGCTCCGTGCAGCGACGGCTGCGCGTTCACCAAGAGGTGCCCGGTGCCTGAGAACCATCCCGCCGGAACCAACACCTCTTGCCTGGAATGTCGATGGTGGAAACCAGAGTCCCGCTTGGGGCCGTTGGCGGAGACACGCGGGCGCTGTACATGGGCGCGTGATCGACATATCCCCCACGCCTACCGGCATCTCATCGTGTTCTACCCATACCAAGGCGAAGGCTGTCCCTGCCAGGAGGTGCCCGATGCCTGACGACAAGCCGGAAGCCGAGGCAGAGGCCCTGGTCGTAGCCCCGACGTGGGCCATGGAAGAGACCGCACAGCCGGCCGCGACCCGCGAGGCCTTCCCCGACCCGAAGCTCAATGAACTGCGCCCGGAGTTCCGTGCTTTGCTCGAGCCTATCCTTGTGGAGCTGGCCAGGCTGGGCTTCCAGCCCAAGATCAGCAACGCCTACAGGTCCGTCGAGGAGCAGGCCAAGAAGAAGGCGCAGGGGTTCGCCAAGAGCGCCAGGCCGGGCGCTCACACCTGGGGGTTGGCCGCCGACGTGATCGACCGTCGATGGGGCTGGAAGGTCACCGAAGAGAACGCCAAGTTCTTTGGGGCCCTCTGCCGGCTGTCCGTCGCGGCCGGGCTCGTCTGCGGAGGGACGTGGTTCGGGAAGGGCGGGACGCGAGAGAGGCCGACGCACCCAAGTCCCTGGAATCATTGGAAACTTGG